GGAAACTCCCGATCTGATTAGGACCAGGAAAACCTTTGAGGAAGAGAAAGCGTGGATGAATGAAGAGAAATCAGTATCTTTGGAGTCGATACCCCCTTTCGGGTTTAGATTCTGTCGAAGTGCTGACTATCGGACCTCACCTGCCGGAGTATAACCTTAAGTAATATCCGAAGATAAAACTTTGGCCATTTACTTTCCTAGGTAACGCCCGACAGGGACCACACTCCGCTTCCCACACCCCCATAGTAATTCACTTTGGGAGTGTAATCAAAAGCCAACTGCCATTTCAGACACTGGCCACCATTGCATCATCTAGATGTTGGTGTTACTATGGATGCTTACTACCGCCCCAGGATGGACATATGTCTATCTTGTCACGGCGAAGCTAAGAGATCCATAGCGCCTTGACTTCATTATTATACGAAGCACCTTGAAGGAATCTTCAAGAACTAATCGTCTCTTAATAGAGATCGAATAGACCCTGAAGTCCCGCAAAATCTGCTCCAGCTTGTCAATCCGAGCCACTAAATCTTCAAAAGAAAGAGTGTCCAGATCGACAAGCTTCACGGGAGAAATATATTTCAACCCGGGATAGAATAATGACTCGAAGACGCATTCAGGGATAAGACTGCCATCGGGGAGAGGGCAAGATAGTTGGCATTTCTTCAAGTAGTCCCCCATAGCAATATGGAGTTCCGCATGAAGATCTACTATTCTATCTTCCAATCACCCCCGAGCAGCAGCCTCATTCAACTGTAAAAGTCGTCCGAGAGACTCGAAATCTATTTTCGGCATAGTTAAAGGTTGCCCTTTGCTATACTTAATCATAAAATCCTCGAGTACCCCAGTTCTCACATTAGCTATGATCCGACCTCCAATAAATCTGAGAGGATTCTTGGGATCAACCAAGAAATTCGCCAGAGTATTGAAACCCAAAATACCTCTATTCACTAAGATCCCAGCAAAGGAAATTAATGAATATTGATATGACGGGATCGGACCTCAAACCGGACCAGTAATAGCCTTAAAGGCTCTTAAGGGAGATTTTACGCCACGGCGGGACACTATGTCCGCTGCAACGCAAGCTCTTCCCATAAGAGAGTCAAACGATCGGAGTTGACGCCAGGAGAACGCAGAAACTTCTGCATCTCCTATCGACCCCCTTTTCGCAAATTCTATTACTGGACGAGTTGGAGCGAGCAAGGATTTTGACTTGTTACACTTAACATCCAAGTAACTTTCCATTACCGTAAGGTATTGGTCAGCGACTCGTTTGTCAAAAATAACAATATCATCTCCAAGCACTTCATAACACTCATATCATTTAACTTCCTTATATATGTTAATACATAAATACTGAAGTATAAGATGATGACAGAGGTTAAGCATAGCTCATGAAGAATAAGCACCCATCGGCTGACCCACGGCGTATTTGAGATGCATAGGATCACGAGGGGAATCACCCCGCGTTTCACCTGGCAACAAATACTCCCGCGAGACTAGGAGCTCTGCTCAGGCTTGACCATAAGTAACCCCTGTATCATGTCC